CATATTGCACAGTTTTTCATCTGGTGCTTGTCAAAGTTTCGTTGTTTAATTTACAAGGTGCACGCTCCATTCGCGGAACAGGTGTTATCTTAGCACGCGGGTAGGCGTTTGTCAACAGTTAATTTTACTTTTTTTGACATTTTTCTTGTCTGCTCCTTTACAGGCAGCTCAAAAATTCAGTATTTTCAACGGTTTGCGGGCATTCTGTCAAGAACAGAATGCCCGCATTTTTCCGTATTCATTCATTTACGCCGCATTTCGGCCGATCAAGGTGTCATAGCGCATCAGCAAAAGCGCGACCTGCGCGCGGCTGATGGCCTGCGTCGGATACCAGACGCACTCTTTTTCAGTGATGAGCCCGTTGTTCCACGCCCAGGTCACGGCATCCCTGCCGCTCTCCGATACTTTGGGCGCATAGGGGTAGTCGTCGAGCGTGCCGCTGACTGTGGGCTCACCCGCAAGACGGTAGAGCACGATGATCGCCTGCTCGCAGGATAAAAAGCCGCTGGGGTTAAACGCCCCGCCGTTGCCGCCCATGAGTCCCTTGCCGACCATCCACTCGACATATTCATAATACCACTCGTCGCCCGCGAGGTCGCTGAACTCTGCGTCCTCCTCCGTCGGCGTACCGCCGGCAAAGCGGTACACGATGACGGCGAACTGTGATCTCTCCACGCCATATTCCGGCTGGAAGAGATGCTGCGTGTCGTCGCCGCTCATCACGCCGGTGGAGACAACATAGTTGACCGCGTCGGCGTACCATGCGTCGGGCGCGACGTCGGTATAGGTGTAGGTAGTCTGCGGGCCGTCCGCCGTGACAGTGATGTCGACGCCGCCGCTTTCATTGGCGGTCATCGTGCCAAGCTCTGTGCGCACGTCGTTTCCGGTCGTGTTCGTATTGTCGAACGTGTCCGTCTGTGTGTTCTGCGGCTCATTCTGCTTGTCATCCTGCGATGTATCTTTGTTCCCGCAGCCCCGCACCACCAGTATAACAATGAGCACCAGCACGGTGAGAATGGGGATGAGCAATTTCTTCTGCATGGTATCCTCCTGTTCTGACGAACATTTTGATTCTGTAAAACATATTATTATATGTTAGCATACCATCGGAAGCGTTGCAAGGCTTTTCCCCATTGTTCACAAAACGTGCACATTCTATCGCGCTCACCTCTTCCTGCCCACGGCATAGAATGAAGCGCAGGAGTTTTCCTGCCCCGAGCTTAAAAGGAGGGTATTTTCGATGAATCGTTTTCAGAATTCGTGCGGCTGTGCAGACCGCTGCCCGCCGCCCTGCCCCGCGCCGTTTCCTCCGCCGCCGTTCCCGCCTCAGTATGTGCTGGGCCCGACGGGGCCGCAGGGCGTGCAGGGCATTCAGGGTGTTCCCGGCCCGATCGGGCCGACGGGGCCGCAGGGTGTACAGGGTCTTCAAGGCGTCCCCGGTGCGCCGGGCGCCATTGGGCCTACCGGACCTCAAGGTCAGACGGGTGCCACAGGTGCCACAGGCGCCGCAGGCCCGCAGGGACCGCAGGGCATTCAAGGCGTAGCCGGAGCCGCCGGCGCGGTTGGCGCAACTGGACCGACAGGCCCCATCGGCCCACAGGGTATTGCGGGTGCAGCAGGCGCAGTCGGTCCTACCGGCGCAACGGGTCCCACCGGCCCGCAGGGGCCTCAAGGTGTTGAAGGAACGGCGGGCGCTGTTGGTCCTACCGGTCCCACAGGTCCTACGGGTCCGACTGGACCGAGCGATACGCGCGCGGCGGCAGCTGTTGCCGATGCGACAAGCGTAGAGGACGTCGTCGAGCAGTTCAACGCGCTGCTGGCGAATCTCCGCGCAGCGGGTCTCCTCTCGACCTGAGCAATAAGCGGTGCGGCGCAAGCCGCACCGTGATACATATATAAAAGGAGGAATCATCATTTCCTACCGCGTCTGCGTTTACGCCATCTGCAAAAACGAGTCGCAGTTTGTCGAGCGCTTCATGGACTCGATGTCCGAGGCGGACGACATCTGCGTGCTCGACACGGGGTCAACGGACGATACGGTCGAAAAACTCAGAGCCCGCGGCGCGCACGTCGAGCAGAAGGTTATTTCGCCGTGGCGCTTCGATGTCGCGCGCAGCGAATCGCTGAAGCTCATCCCAAAGGACGCCGATATTTGCTGCTGCATCGACCTCGACGAGCAGTTTCAGTCCGGCTGGCGCGAAAAGCTTGAGCGCGCGTGGCAGCCGGACACAACACGCGCCCGCTACCGCTACACGTGGAGCTTTCTGCCCGATGGGCGCGAGGGCTGTGTCTTCTGGACGGACAAAATTCACAAAAACGGCTGCTACCGCTGGGTAAATCCGGTGCACGAGGTTCTTCAATATCTGGGCGAGGGCGGCGAGCGCTTTGTTGACGCCGAGGGCGTGCAGCTCGACCACCACCCCGACCCGAGCAAATCGCGCGGGCAGTATCTTCCACTTTTAGAGCTCGCCGTGCGGGAGGACCCGCAAAACGACCGCAACCGCCACTACTTAGGCCGCGAGTACATGTTCCGCGGCGAGTGGGCGCAGGCAGTCTCGACCCTGAAGGCGCACCTCGCGATGCCGCAGGCCGTGTGGCGCGATGAGCGCTGCGCCTCGATGCGCTACATCGCGCGCTGTCTGCGTCGTTTGGAGCGCGAGGACGAAGCCGCGCTCTGGCTGCACCGCGCCATCGCGGAAGCGCCGCACCTGCGCGAGCCGTATCTGGAGTTTGCCGACCTGCTTTATCAGCAAAAGGACTGGTGCGGCGTCATTTTTATGGTAAACTGCGCGCTCGCGATCACCGAGCGGCCGCGCACCTATATCTGCGAGCCGTTCGCGTGGGGCAGCTTCCCCTACGATCTGCTGAGCATCGCGTACTTTCACCTTTCGCAGTGGGAAAGCGCGCTGAAAAACGCGGAAAAAGCGTTTGCGCTTGCACCGGACGATGCGCGTTTGCAGGAAAACTGCGCACTGCTCAGGGCGAAAATTCAGAAAGAAAGCCGTATTTGATGGCTTTCTCGCAAAAGTCAAGAGTAAAAGCAGAAAAAACTAAAATATTTTTTCAGAAGGCTTCAAGCGGCTTCGGCGACGTATCTTTCAAAGAGCGATCCGGACGTTTCAAAGCCTAAAATCTCGCGCGGGTAATTGTTGATCCACGTTTCGACGCGCTGAATATATGCGGCGGTTACTTTCCGGAAGTCTGTTCCTTTCGGCAAGAACCGCCGTATCATTTTGTTTATGTTCTCATTCGTGCCGCGTTCGTATGCGCTGTACGGGTGGCAATAGTAAACCTTCGTGCGCTTCCGGTCTTTGCCGTAGACGGATTTTTCAATTCCGGCGCAATCCATGAATTCCGATCCGTTGTCAAACGTAATGCTTTTGAATATCTGTGAAAACTTCTTCCCGAAGCGGCGTTCTAATTTGTTCAGCGCCGCCACGACGCTGGCGGCGGTCTGATCCGGCATTTTGATAATAATTTCGTTCCGCGTCAAGCGCTCCGAAAGAACGAACAAGGTTTCCTTCGTCCGCTTCTTCCCGCATACGCAATCGCCTTCCCAATGTCCGAAGGTCTGCCGATCGTTGATTTCCTGCGGGCGTTCTTCTATGCTTTCGCCTTGCGGCGCGCGGGCGGCTTTCTTCCGCTCCACCTTGTCATACTTCCGCTTTCGCTCTCCGCGTTCCGGCAAGCTCTCGCGGCTGATCCCGTAGAATATGCCTTTGTCGATGTAATTATAGATCGTCTTTTCGCTGATCTCCGTTTTGAAGGTCAGCCCCAGCCGTCTGATTTCTCCGACGACGGCGGCGGGGGAATAGCCTTCTTCACCGATCTTCTTTTCAATAAAAGCTGACAATTCGTAATCGTTGCCGATCTTCAATTCGCCGCCTTTGGCTTTTAGGTTCTCTTCATAGCGCTGTTGCGCGATCTCCGGCGAATAGCGTTCTTCGGTCGTCAAGTCGGAATTCAAATGCGTATAGCGTCCGCGCTTCAACTCCCTGTATATCGTTGTATTGTGGACGTGCAGACGGTCGGCAATCGCGCAAGGCTTCAAGCCCTCTTTCAAGCCTTTTTCGATTTTTAGGCGGTCTGTCCAAGTCAAGTGTTTGTGCATTCTTCCTTCCTCCAGCTTCCGAATATGACAAAAGGGCGGCATTTCTGCCGCCCTTCGCCCTCTCTGATTATCTGCTTGTGATATGCAATTCGCTTTTAAGCGCCGCTTGCAGGACGGCGGAAAAATTCACGCCAGCCCGCTCCGCTTCAAAGTTAAGCCATGAAGGAATGGTGCAATTCTTCTTCACGACGCGCATATCGTTCTTTCTGCGGTACTCCGCGAAATCAACGTCAACCAGCGAAACGATCGCGCCGGACGGCGCTTCGGCTTGTGCGCTTGCAATGCTCGACGCTTCCGGCAATGCTTCGCCGTCGTCCTGCATATCAATTCCCATAAGCCCGATTGCGTCCCGCGCCATCTCGATCGCGTCCGGAACGTCCTTGCCCTGCGTATTGATATTGAAATCGGGGACAAATACCACGATGAACTCTTTTCCTTGCGTCATAACGATAGGATATGCGTTTTTCATTCTGAATACCTCCTTCAAATCTCCGCGTATTTTGCTTTTGCGTCTTTAAGGCGCGGCAATGTGTCGATCACGCTTCCGGCTTCGTCTGTTACCTCGAACACGTTTTTCAAAGTCCCGTTGACGCGGCGATCAACACTTGTAATCGTGAACTTTCCATCTTCGCGGACATACTTTGAAAAGAACGCGACATTCGCTTGCTTTTTGAATTTCATTGTCCGTACCTCCTATATTGTTGTCAAGTGGCGGCGGGCTTATTTCAGCCCGCGCCGCTTGATGATTGCTTTTGCTAACTCTTCGTCGGTTTCTCTGTGCCTTACGACGCTTTCCCTTTGACCGTCCTTCACGTATATGTCGTGGTTCGCGCCGTGCCGCTTGAACTTCCAGCCGTTTCGTTCTAAAAGCTCGATAAGGTCTTTTGTTTTCATCTGCTGTCCTCCTTACATTTACTATTATACGCCTTCAATGCGTATATGTCAATAGGCTTTGAGAAAAAAATACGTATTTTATGCGCCTATAAAAGATAAGCGGCGACGGGATCACCCCGCCGCCGTTATTCGTCTATACCTAAAAGCCAATTTACCGAAACTCCCAGCACTTCCGCAAATATCTTCAATTCAAAGTCGGATACGAAGCGCGTACCGATTTCAATTCGGCTTATGCTGTCCCGCTCCATGTTGATCCCTTTCAACTGTATTTGTGCGGCTAAATCCTCTTGACGTAGCCGCCGGACGACGCGCGCTTCGCGCAATCGGTCGCCGCAAATGTTCTTCTTGCCGTTGTAATCATATATCTTCATTGCCGCCGCGATCCCTCTTCATTCTGATTATTTACAAACGGTGTGTAAATATTCCGCTTTATTCTTGATTTTAGCGCATGACGGGCGTATAATTGTGTTAAAGGTCAGAATGGGCGAATTCTGCCTTGAAAATTTACATTTAAGAAGGGGGATTTGCTCTAATGTTCGTCAGCTTTACAAAGACATTGAAGAAGATGTCCGGTTTCCGGCTGGGCTTCGGTGTGCGTGTGAATAAGCGAAACGCGCCGTTGTGGTGCTTCGCTATGCTCTTCGCCGGAATGTTCTATTTGATGTGGTATATGATTATCGGCGCGGGCTGGTGTCTGTACTTCTTCTTGTGGGCGTTTTACAAGATTTATTACTATCTATTCAAGGGAATTGCGGTCGGCTGTAAGAAGCTGTATCAACTCATTAAAGGGAAAACCGCCGCGCCGTCGGAAGCGTCGGTCGAACCGCCGAAGGAATGAACCAAACAAAAAAACCCCCCGTGCAAGGCTCGAAAGCCCGCACGGGGGATTGTTCTTTATGCGGCGGAAGGCTGAAAGGGGAAGCGCGATCCGCCGCGCGGTCAATTACTCTTTGTTGCTGTCGGTATCCGCCGGAATGCCGGAAATAGTGAAGTAGTCCGGAAGATTAAAGACGGCGGCTTCGATCAGTTTATCCAGCGTTTCCGCGTCGATCTTGAAGCCCTTGCTATTCAGAAATTCAACAACGTATGCTTTCTTCTCTGCGCCCCTGCCGCTTCCGGTGTAAAGCTGTTCGGCGGCTTCGACGGCAACCGTTACCCACATTTTGATTTTCTCAAACTGTGCGGCGGTCGTCTTGCTTCTGATCCACGGGATCACGAAGGCGGTAATAATAGCCGCGATAAGAGCGATCACGGCGTTTGCAATGCTGGTAAGATCAATAGTCATTGTTTGTATCCTCGCTTTCTGTTATGTCGATTTTTTCTTTTTTCTTGATCCTGCCGACGATTACTTCGGCAAGACGCTTCATCATCATTACGCCGCATTCAATCACGACGGCGCGGAAATACCATTCGATCAGAACGGTTTGTTCCTGCCGCGTGATAAGGAATGAAACGTACTGCGCGACGATGAAAGCCGCCGTTGTAATTGCGATCACAATAACGGCTTTCGTTGCGAAGCGTTCGTCAGCCTTGAAGAAGCGGCGCTTCGCCACCCGCTTCCCGCTCGAAGATTTGATTTTCATTGCGTCCCCCTTTCACATAGCGCAATTAACGCACGGCGCGCGTTGTGTAACGCATACCGTGCGTTGTGCGTGTGTTAAACAAGCGTTAGATCATCGACGTTCACCGCCGCGACAACCGTTCCGCCGTAGGTAATCACGGCGCGCTTTCCGGAAAGCTCTTTGACGATGTGATCGCGGGAATAGACGAAGGAAGCAAGGCTTCCGCCGGAATAGGTTTTCGCGCCCGCTTTCACGCGCACTTTGCTTCCCGTTGTGATCTTCCGCTCCGATGTCCCGCCGGACGTGCCGGAATAGGTAATGAAAGCGTCGTCGTGTCCCGCCTTCTTCAACTTCTCCAGCATAGCTTCCGCGTTCTTCTTGACGCTGAACGCGCCCACTTGAACCTTGTAATACTTGCCGATCTGCACGATGTACGTATCGAAGCCTTCCTTT